GCTGGTGGAGCAAGAACATCTGACTTAGATGCAATGGAGGTAAACTTCTTGAGTGAAAGAGCAGTTTGTACTTTAGGTGCGAACAACTTCTTTATCTTCCAAGACTAAGAATACTAACCAAAGAAAGGGGTCTCTTCAAAGAGACTCCTTTTTATTAATTAAATTAAATTATATCAAATGAAAACTACAATACAAAGAGTAGACAAAGTCTACAAACTAACAAGGAATGCAGCACCTTTATCCTTCATGCTTGCAACAAGACACACAAGAAGATTTCCATTACTTTGGGTAGACCCAGAAACAGGTATAAACAGAGAATTACGTTATGCTAGAAACCAAGCATCACCTTTTGTAGATGAGCAGGATGGTAATGCAATTATAGAGCCTGTTGTTTTTGAAGATGGCTTTTTAAGAGTTTCTAAAAACAATCAAGTTTTACAAAGATTTTTAGATGTACATCCACATAATGGTATTAAGTTTAAGGAGTTAGATAAATCGAAAGATGCTCAAGAAATTGTTGAAAATATAAATGTAGAGCTTGATGCAATGTTAGAAGCTCGTTCTTTATCTATACAACAACTAGAAACTTTAACAAGAGTGTTATTTTCAAAAGACCCATCTAGGATTAGTACAGACGAAATGAAAAGAGACATCTTAGTTTATGCTAAGAGAGAGCCAAGAGAGTTTATGTCTTTAGTAAACGACCCTGTATTAAAACTACAAGCAACTGTACATAAATTGTTTGAGGAAGGTTTTATAAAATATAGAAATAAAAACAAAGAGGTTTGGTTTAATACTAAGACCAATAAAACAAGAATGTGTACAATCCCTTACGGAGAAGACCCAATCTATATAGTGTCCTCTTTTTTCCAAACTGACGATGGAGTAGAGTCGTTAAAAATACTAGAACAACTGCTAGATTAGTAGCAGTAAATTGAAAGGAGGTCTATTTTTAGACCTCTTTTTTTTTTAACTATCTTTGTGTAAATAATAGTTAGGATGATAAACGATATTAGAAATACAGTTTTAGCCGTGTTAAACAAAAACAATTATGGCTACATCTCTCCACAAGATTTTAATCTATATGCACAACAAGCTCAAATGGATTTGTTTGAGGATTATTTTTATGCATATAATTATCAAATAAATAAAGAGAATCAAAGAACATCAGGTACAGGGTATGCAGATATTAAAAAGGGTTATGAAGAGGTTATTGATTTTTTTTCAGTAACAAGTGCATTGACTGCAAACGGAGCAGTAACGGATGGATATTTTCTTCCTTCTGTAGCGACTACAGGTTCTGATTATTACTTAATAAATAAAATATTTATTGGAAGCGTTGAAGCGGAAAGGGTTGAACAGAGTAAGATATTATTACTTAATTCATCTCCATTAACTTCTCCATCTTCTTCTTTTCCAGCTTATACAACACAAGCTCTTACGGCTACGTTATATCCGTCTCCTAAGAGTATTCCTCAGTGTCAGTACATAAGATATCCTAAGCCTCCAAAATGGACTTATGTAGATTTAGGTTCAGGCAGTGAGCCTGTGTTTGACCAAACTCAACCTGACTATCAGGACTTTGAGTTGTTTCCAGACGATGCAACGGATTTAACAATGAAGATATTACAATACGCAGGAGTGTCAATTAGAGAGGCATCAGTTGTTCAATATGCAGGAGCTGCAGAGGCTTCTGAAACTAATAGCGAAAAATAATTATGTCATACCTTAGTCAATACGAATATTATGAAAATGGAGGAAACTCTCCTGAAGATGCTAATTGGGGTTCATATCAATATGTATCATTAAAAGATATAGTTACAAACTATCAGTTAATGTATTCTGGAAATCATTCGTTAGTTAATAACGAAGAAAGATACAAGATATTGTTTCATGCTAAAAGAGCAATACAAGAACTAAACTACGATGCTTTCAAGGAAGTAAAAGTTTTGCAATTAAATGTTTCTGAAGAACTTAGATTTATTTTACCTTCTGATTACGTGAATTGGGTTAGAATATCTTACTACAAAGATGGTGTTATTAGACCAATGGTAGAAAACATTCAAGTAAATTCAGCTAAGGCTTATCTTCAAGCTAATGATGCAAGGATACTTTTTGATGATGAAGGAAAGGCACTTCAACCAGAAGAATCACCATTAGATTTTGCACGTATTAAAGGTCAAAAGCCAAGTATTTACTTAAACAGTTTAAGTCCGTACAATGGTTTGTTGGGTTACGAATACGAAGGATGCTGGTACTTTGACTTTGCGGTTGGTGCAAGATTTGGTTTGAATACAGAAACTGCAAATACAAACCCTACTTTTAAGATTGATAAAAAAGCAGGAGTAATAAACTTTGATTCCACTATGGCAAATGAAAGTTGTATACTAGAATACATATCCGATGGAATGGAAGGTGGAGATGATACTCAGGTAACTGTAAACAAGTTGTTTGAAGATTATGTTTATGCTTATATTAGTTATCAAATATTAAATGGCAAATTAGGTGTTCAAGAGTATGTTGTTAATCGAGCTAGAAAAGCTAAATCAGCACTTCTAAGGAACGCAAAAATAAGATTAAGCAATATACATCCAGGAAGGTTATTAATGAATCTGAGAGGGAAAGACAAGTGGATAAAATAATATGGCTACAGTTCAAAGAAATTTTATAGCAGGTAAAATGAATAAGTCTCTTGACGAACGATTAGTTCCTCAAGGACAATATATTGATGCGGTAAATGTTAGGTTAGGTTCGTCTGAGTCAACTGAAATAGGTGCGGTAGAAAACTCAAAAGGTAACACTCAGCTAACTTCACTGTCTTACTTAGGTGTATCTTTAAGTAATCAAGCAAAATGTATTGGAGCTTATGAAGATGGAGCAAATGAAACTTTATACTGGTTTATTACAGACCCTGGATTTGGAGTAACTAGTCCAACAGGAATACTAGACTTAATAGTTTCTTTTAATACAGTTACAAATAACTTAGTGTATCACGTTTTAAGTGTATCTAAGGGAGGTATTAATCCATCAGAAACAGTTTTAAATTTTAATGACACATATCTTATAACAGGTGTTAATTTAGTAGATGGATTGTTATTTTGGACAGACAACTACAATGCTCCTAGATTTATTAACACAACTAGAACTTACAGTGAGCCAAGTGGTACACCTCTTGTTGATGGGAATGGAGACGCTTCTCTTTTAGAGGAGTCTTTATTGGTTATAAAAAAACCTCCACATACTGCTCCTACAATTGAAATGACCACAACAAGTGGAGGTGATGAAAATTTTTTAGAAGAAAGATTTATTTCGTTTGCCTATAGGTACGAATACCAAGATGATGAATACTCAGCAACTTCACAGTTTTCAGATGCAGCATTCTTTAGTAACCCTTTTGATTTTAGCGGAGAGTCTTACTTAAATGAAGGTGCTACAAATAAGTTTAACACCGCTATAGTAACGTATAACTCAGGAGGTCCTCTAGTGACCGCAATCGATTTATTATTTAAAGATAGTGAAGGGACAGTTATTAAGGTAATAGAAAAATTAAAAAAATCAGAGCTAGGTCTTGCCGACAATACTAATTATACTTTTACTTTTAGAAATAGCAAAATATTTACAATACTACCAGAGTCAGAATTATTGAGGCTATATGATAATGTTCCGTTATTAGCTCAATCTCAGACATTAATGGGTAATAGATTGATGTATGGTAATTATATTGAGAATTACAACCTAGTAGATAAAAACAATGTTCCAGTTAAGTTTGAGTTTAGCACAGAACTTATATCTGAACTTATAGGATTTGAGCCTGTTGAAGACACAACAGATAGTGTAAACTTTAACTTTGGTTCATCTATTAATGTAGCTGATGCTCAGTTAGTTATAGACCTAGAAGGCTTTGAATTAACTTCAGGTTCTCTTATAACTATTGATGCGTCATTTACACATAGCTCTTTTGCAGGAGGCACTCCTACAGAAGACACGCCTGCTACAGAAATAATATGGAGTTATACTCTTCCTCAAGATTACGCTAGTGTTTATGAATTAGCCACTAGTATTGATTTTCAAGAAAAGGTAGGTGTTGTTTCTACAATAAAACCAGTATACAACTCTGACCCTTCAGGTCAAGACTCTTGTGATGGAAATACACTTACAGATGTAATAAACTGTGCAGTACCTAACACGCTAGATTCAGGTCAGCCAACAAGCTGGACTAAGTTTGAGAGTGGTATATCTGCTGCAAATCAACCTGTAGGAATTGTAACATCTCCAGGAGAAAATACAATAGGATTTGAAATAATAGCTATGCGTAGGGTAGACGATGTTACTACTCCAACTCAGAGTGTTTACGAATACTTTGAATGGAATTTTGCTGAAGTATCATTTCAAATAATAAGCGATACTAAAAGCTTACACAGTAATAGAGATTATGAAATAGGTATAGTTTATATGGATGACTTTAACAGAGCATCTACTGCTTTAGTTAGTCCTAACAATGATGAGCATATACCATGTGAGTTTTCAGATAGAAAAAACTATATTCAGGTTACAATACCTAGCATACAGAAACCTCCATTTTGGGCAACAAAGTATAAGTTTGTAATAAAGCCTAGTACTGAATTATATGAAACAATATACACAAATATATTTTTTACAGACTCAACAACAGGTGAAACATACTTTTTATTAGAGGGTGAGAACCAACGAAAAGTAGAGGTAGGTGATAGGTATATTGTAAAGCTTGATAGTCAAGGTCCTTTACTAAGATGTGCTTATGCAACAGTGTTAGAGAAGGAAGCTAAAGAAACAGATTTTTTAGACCCTCTACCGCAAGATTCTTTAAACAATGATATTTCTCTTCCTGCAGGAACTTACATGAAAATGAAGGCACAAGATTTTTCTGTTCAAGTAGGAGACGACCCTTTTATATTGCCAGGAAAAAGTTGTTATCTTTCTGGAAATAGAGGAAAGGCGGTTGTTGGTGCTTACAGAGGATTAAGTGGTTACCCTGACGATGCAGGTATATTTTCACCGCCTACTATTCCTTCAGGAACTAGAATTAAAATAGACTTTGACTCTACAAGAAGAGGTTCAGGTGATGGAAACTTATCTTGCGAAAGAAGAAAATACAGACTAGAAACTACATTAACATCATCTCAGGATTATGGTAACATTATTGATTGGTGGGAAGGTGATAATGTTCAAAGTATTTTAAATACAGGACAACAAGAAGTTGGAGGTAATGGAGATGATGTAGAAAACGAATACCTAAGTATAACTAATAGTACGTCAAACAATTATGGTATTGGTAATGGTAGTGAAACCATTAACTATTATAGGTGGTATCAAGACACTAACACAAATGAAATACGTTTTATTGCTTCAGGAACACAAGCTTGTGGTTCTAAGCCTAAACGAAGAGCTAACTTATGTATAACATTTGAGGTATTCAGAGCTGAAAGCACAATAGTATTTGAAACACAACCTAAAGATTCTCAGCCTGATGTTTGGTATGAAGGTTCAGAAACTTTTGATATAGTAAAAGATGGGTGTTTATTTGACTTGAGTGTAAGTGCTGCAGAACCAAACCCAATAGCGTTTGAGTATACATTTCAAGGATTTCAAAAACAGATAGTTGTAAACCCAGACGAGAGTATACAAAATGTAAATGGAGATTGCAATTCAATGGTAGTTTCATTTTCAACACCTCCTAGTAATCCTTCAAATGTTACAATAAATAGTACTACTGTAGAAAATTCTCATTTAGGAAATATTCAATCACAGACATTAACTCAACCTGCAATTATAAAAACATCATTCTTTAATTGTTTTTCTTTTGGTAACGGAGTAGAGAGTTATAAAATTAGA